GTTAGAACCACCAGCACCCAAGGAACATATTTTGATGGCCAACGTCGAAGTTATGGAAAATAAAATAAAAGGTGGTTTAGTACCTTTCATTTTCTTTACTGCTGCTTTGAAGGGCGAAATATTACCCTTTTCAGCTTTCGCTCCTGAGAAACAAAAACAACGAATTTTTCAGATAGGCCCTTTAGAGTATACGTATCTTTTTAGGAAATACTTTGGAGCTTGGTGTGCTTTCAAAAACGAAAATAATATTCGTAATGGGTGTGCAAGTGGATCCACTAACTCCACGAACGATCTTTTAAGATTAAACAATTATTTGGACCGTTGGACTGAACCATTGTATGGTGATGGAGACTATTCTAAGTTTGAAGCTAGACATTGTACTAGTAATTCTCAACCTCAAGTGGATTTTGTGAATGCCTGGTACGGCCAATATGCTGTTAACAAAGAACATGATGAAATACGCAATATTTTGTGGGAAATGGGTAACCGTTTTAATGTTATGTTTCGAGGGAATTTGTATGGCGTTGCAGGTGGTACTGCTTCAGGTTTCCCAGGTACTGGTCCAAAAAATGATTTAGCAAACCATTGTAATTTTCGTTGGGTCTTTAAACAAATAGTACCAGACACGAACTTTGATGAGAATGTTAGTTTAATAACTGGTGGCGATGATCACATGTGGGCGAGCAACCCAGAATACCCAGAATTTAATGTGATGAATGTCGCCAAAACTATGGCTGAGTCTGGTATTTACTGGACCCCTGCTGATAAGGATTCCAAAGCCCAAAACTTGAAGAAAGAAGACTTGAGTTTTTTAGGGAGGAATATGAAAGGAGAATTACGCGAATCCGCATTAACAAAGATGTTACACTGGGTTAGGAATCCTGATGTAGTAGAAAGCACTGTGATTAATATCCAAACAGCTTTAAGGGAATACGTCATTTATGGTAAATCCACATATGATTTAAAAAGGAAGATGTTGATGGAAGCTTGTCACAAAGCTGGTATTAGCCCTTTAAACGTATGGACGTATGAAGAAGCCAAAAGGAAAGTCTATTCTTCTGAATACCTTTACCTGGCTTAAATTAACATTCAATCCTTGAAACGATTGAATATAACGTGTCTCGAATTAGATATAAAAACAACCCCTTTTTACACATATATATGATTACAATTACAAGCAAAAACGATGGAAACAACTAAAACTGCTCAAGAAAACAACATCATAAACCCTACCACTTTAAACAACTACCAATATTTTCAAGAACCAGAAAATGGTGTTGTTGATTTTGGTGCAAGTGTTGCCCCTATCATGGGTACACAAGCTGATTTGGGTTTGAAAGAAATGTGTGAACGTGAAGTGTATTTGGGCACTACAATGTGGCAAACTACGAGTTCCGTGGTAGCTGGAACCCCTACCCAAACTGCTATGGAGAATTATGCTCCTCTTATTAGTTTAGCACTACCTATTAATTTGCTGTTAGATTCAAGCTCTTTTTTAGTGAATAAGTTCGCAAATTGGAAATTTTTTCACGCTGAT